ACTATCTCTACCTAAGCCGTTGTTGATAAATTCAGGTAGAGGTGTGCATGTATATTGGATTTTGTCAGAACCTGTCGGTGTGGATGATTGGTTACGTACCGCATCAAAACTAAAGCATCAATGCACACAGCATAACTTGTTAGCAGATCCTGCTGTAACGGCAGATGCCGCAAGAGTGCTACGAATACCAAGCACACATAACAATAAGGTAGACCCACCATTAGAAGTTACATTTATAAGTAACTCTATGCCTGATACTGTAGACTTTGACGAGTTCTCTGAATTATTAGGTGGTGACCCTATACCCGTACCAAATAGATATGTGCCTACACAAAACAATGCTACATCAGAGGCGTTGATAAGTAATGTAGAAAACGTATTCAAAGATATACTTGTAAAAACTGCAAGTGGTAATGGTTGTCAACAGATAGGTATCATAGCTAGAGATCAAGAAACAGTCAGCGAACCTTTGTGGAGAGCAGGATTATCTATAGCTAAGTTCTGTGTAGATGCAGAAAAAGCCGCACATTACATATCAAAGGGTCACGAAGATTACACCAAAACAAGTACAGACAAGAAGATGGACAACATAAAAGGGCCTTACCTCTGTAATACATTTGATGAATACAACCCCGAAATATGCACGAAATGTAAGTTTTGGGGTAAGATAAAATCTCCTATATCTCTTGGTAAACGTATAAAGGAGGCTACCGAAGAAGATAATGTAGTAGAAGCTCCTGCTATAAATTTAGTAAATAGCCCTACTAATAAATACACCATACCTGCGTATCCACGACCTTATTTCAGAGGTGCTAATGGTGGTGTGTATGTCAGAACTATAAAGTCTAGTGGTGATGTAGATGAGAAACTTATATATCACAATGACTTGTATGTAGTAAAAAGATTGAGAGATGTAGAGGTTGGTGAGGCAGTCGTGATGCGATTGCATTTGCCAAAAGACGGAGTTAGAGAGTTTACGTTACCCCTCACAGCCGTGACTTCTAGGGAGGAGTTTCGTAAAGTAATATCAATGCAAGGTGTAGCTATTACAAGGATGGATGAACTTATGCAATATACAACTACATGGGTAAACGAGTTACAAGAAAAGGGTACAGCCGATGAAGCGTACAGGCAGTTTGGTTGGACTGGTGATGACTGTGAGTCTTTTATATTAGGCAATGAGAAGATATACAAAGATAGGAAAGAATTTAATCCACCATCTTCACAGACAGCTTCATTGTTTCCTGCCTTTGAACCAAGAGGCACTCTGCAAGAATGGAAGAAAGCTATAAACTTCTACAACAGAGATGGGTTTGAACTACATCAGTTTGTTGTAGGCACGTCATTTGGTTCACCCTTGATGCAGTTCTCACCTATAAACTGTGCGGCTTTGCACATATACAGTAAGGACTCAGGTGTGGGTAAAACTACAGCCATGATGGCAGGTGCATCAGTATGGGGTAGACCCGAAGATTTGATAATACACGAGAGAGATACGTACAACACAAAGATGAATAGAGGTGAGTTGTACCACAATCTACCTTTGTATATGGATGAGTTGACTAATACACAAGGCAGAGATTTAAGTAACATAGCCTATCAACTGACTGGTGGTAGACAAAGAGGTCGAATGACTAGTGGCAGTAATATAGAAAGGCATCGTGGCGAATCGTGGAGTTTGTTATCTGTAACCACGGGTAACACTAGTATTATAGAAAGAATAAGTATAGTCAAAGCTATGCCAAAGGCAGAGGCACAAAGAATATTAGAATGCCACGTCAAACGTATACACTTTGAAACAAAAGAAGAAACAGATACTTTTAGTAGTGCAATACAAGATAACTACGGGCATGCTGGGAGAGAGTATGTTGGCCAGGTAATGGGTAACATATCAGGTGTAAAGAAGTTACTAGGTGAGGTACAAGCAAAGGTGGACGAAAAAGCAGGTCTTACAGCAGAGAATAGGTTTTGGTCTGTATTGGTATCTTGTAGCCTGACTGGAATAATACTAGCAAAGAGAATGGGTCTAGTAGACTATGACACTAAAAATTTATTTAACTGGACTATAGAACAATTAAATCAAAACAAGCATCACTCGGAGGACATGTCTGCGTCTGTAGAAGAAGTGCTTAACGATTACATACACGAGCATTGGAGTAACGTGCTTTGGATAAAAAGCACAGATGACCTACGTAAGCAGGCAGAGATAGAGCAGGTTGTTGTACCCGAACATTTACCTAGAGGTAAGTTAGTAGCGAGATACGAGACAGATTTAAAGAGAGCTTATCTAATACCAAAGCCACTCAAGGCGTGGTGTGGCGATCAGCAAATAAACTATAACTCGTTTGTACATGATCTCATAAAGAAGTTAGGGGCACGTAGGAGTAAGATGAGGCTGAGTAAAGGCACTCACATGAATCTGCCTCCAACTGATGTAATAATAGTAGATTGTGCAGTAGAAGATGTCGGTATTAAAGACTTATGATTTAAACCCTGATGGGGTTCACATAGTTGTAAACTGGGATAGCATGGGAATCAATGCCTCTGTGTTTATATTATGTATAAATACTGTGGAGGCTACCAAGCAAATAAAAAGAATATTTATATCTAAAGGTTGGGAAAGCGAGATACGCACAGTCGTTGAAGATGGCAAATTAGGTGTGCGTGTATGGCGTATGTCTTAGTCAAAATCATACATATCTTCTTCATCTCTCATGTATGCCCGCATTTTTGGACTCAGAGATACACCGTTGTGCATTGTTGCTGATTGCCTAACGTGTTGTTTTATTGATCTTCTCATTGCATCTGCACTTATGGCAAATCTAGGATGTCTTTTATTAAATTTATTTATGGCATTTAACGCATCTTCTGTATCCATACCATGTCTTATTTCTAAATATAACTGTCTTAGTAGCTTTGAGCGTCTTACATTAACAGCTTTATCTATACCTTTAGCTACTTGGTTTTGTTCTTGTGCCCTCGTGTATTCTGATGGCGGAAAACCTAGGAATTGAAAGAACAGTCCATGTCCTGATATGTCATCTACTATTAAATCACCACGTCTAGTATATATACCATCATCAGCTATATATCTACCAGTTTTAAAAATGTTACGAATAGCCGCAGGCATCATACGTTCTATGCCTCTTTGAGTATCACCAAACTCATCTGTTACCTCTGATATACCAGCTCCAAATTGGCCTATAACACTACCTGCGGGGCCTAACAAAGTCTTTCCAACAGTTTCTAGTACACTATCATCCTTGTTATAGGGATTATTTCTAAATATTAAATTAGATAAACCTACACGACCTGATATATCTGTAAATTCAGCACTTATTGGCCCTTTGTATAAATGATCCCCTAAAAATCTATTTGTTAAAAACTCTGCTGATTCTTCTTCATCATCGAGAAACATATTTGCAATAAACATTACTAAACCTACAAACGGCATACCTTGAATACCTGCAAGTAAAGCAGATGATGCACATATACCTAAAAATTGTTTTTGTGCTATTTTCTTTTCTTGTGGTGATAAACTTTTATCTGCACCTACAGCTTTTAGACCTGTTTTTATTAAAGTATAATACATTTGTATGCCGTAAGATTTATACATCATGGCTACACGACCAATAGGTATTTGAGCTATTCTAGGTGCGTTGGCAAGAGATGCCCCACCGTTCATTTCTTGTGATCTGTATAACGCTTCGTTTGCGGCTAACTCTTGTTTTTCTGCCGTAGATAAATTTCTTTCACTTGCCTTTGTGCTATTCTCTAACCTATTTAATTCTAAGTTATAGGTAGAAATGAGTGCTACCTGTCTGTTAAATTTTTCTTGTTGATGGAAAAAGAAAGCAGAAAAAGCATTTATTTTATCCCAAAGGTTTCTTGCTCTACCACCTTCTTCTAGTGTTAATGTATCATAAAATAAGGAACGGTTTAACTGACCTCTATCAGATGCCGATTGAACAAGTGGTAATAATCTGTTTAATTGTCTTAATTTGTTAGCATCAACATTTAAATCATCTCGCAATTTAAATTTACCATCTTTGTCTGCAACATAATAATTATCTATAGACCAAGCCGCTCCTACGTCTACAACCTCTCCATTTGGAGTTGTTATTTTTCTTGCTTTTTTTCCTACTCCACTACTGCCTATAAATACCCCTGCTTCTTTAATGGCTTTAAAAGATTCTCTATGTCCATACTTACCACCAAGTATGGGTTGAAACATAAGAGGCACTTGTGTCATGTTAACTATAGCAGAGGATATGTTAAGACCTATTGTACCTAAAAATGCTATTCTGTTAGCTTGTGCAGAAGCTCTCATCAATATATCTCTAGGAGGATTTCTTGCGAATCTAGCTCTTTTTTGTAATTCAAGTACATATTCTTTTGCTTTAGGGTTTCCTAGTTTTTTATAGTCTTCTGCCAAACCGTCATCTATTTCTTGTAATTTTTTCCCATACTTCATTCTAACGACTTGACGGCCTATATCATAACCTTTTTCTTTAAATGCACCCAAGGCATCTTCTTTATACCCAGGGCTGTTTTTTCTTTTTACAAAAGATTTAGCAAAAGAGGTTGCAGGTAAAGTCTCTATAAACATACGTAGCACTTGTTCTTGAGTTACATCATCTACTTTATTAACTTTCATAACTTGTAATACATCTTTTACAAAAGAGCCTGACGGTGCGGTTTGAAAATTCACTTTATCTAAAGTAGAGTAAGTTTCTACGTTAGAAACATCAGGGTCGTTTGCTAATTCTGCCATTGCCCTTTCTCTACCTCTGTTAGACTCGAATGCTTCATACGCCATTTCTGTAGAATCACCCTTTTTAATTTGGTATGAAACCCAATAATCACCTTCACGAGTTAACGGGAAGTATGGTTCTATTTTATTTTTATCAAATAATTTAGCTAATACTTCTTTTTTTAAACTTTGTTTAACTTCTGTGCTTGCATCTGAATTGTCTATTTCACCAAGTATAACATTTTTTAATTTTTCGTATTGTTTGGCATAAGTTCTTCTCATGTCATTGTAGATAGCTTGACCTTCTTGACCTAGCTTGTTCCACTCTTTTTGTATCTCGTCATACTTTTTTAATAGATCATTACCACTTTCATCTGTTCTAGCAGTGCCATCTTTGTTTTTATATTCGTCTCTTTTTTTAGTAGGATCTACTCTAAATACTGTGCTTTGATACACAACAAAATCAAATGATTCTTTTCTACCATCGTTTATGGCTTTTTCAAAAAACGGCTCATATTTTCTCATGGCAGCGTCTATAGCCACGTCAACTTGTCCCGTTTCACCATTCATTAAATCTATTGTTTTTTGTAACTCCCTTACTCTAGGTGATTTAAAATTATATCTTGTAGCTAAATCTCCCAAAGCCTGTATAGGTAAACTTATAAATACACCTGATTTTAATAGTTTTGGTGCTTTAGACGATAAGAAATCATATACAACACTTGTATACTTGTTTTTATCCATAACATCTGCTGTGCTGGATACTATTCTTTTTACAGTTTTTAATAGTTCTGGTCTTTGTGCTACTAATGCTAACTGCCCTGCTGATCTAAATTCTGGTGCAGGAGTTATTATATCGTCTATGACCTCGTCTACTCTTGATAGTGCAGAATCTATTTCTTTGGTTGGTTGTCCTGTTATACGCCTTATAAAATTACCTACGATGTTTACCAATCTTTGGAACGCATTTATAGGCTTACCATTGGGATTTAAACCAGCTAACTTTGCTTGGAATGATGGATTACTCATAGCCTCTGCCACAAACTCATCTACATTCGTAGAGCCGTATGCAGTATCTAACATATCTTTTACGTCATTAAATAACGCATTGAGTTGTTTAGTTGTGGGGTGCGATTTGTTAGCTAGATTAGCAGAAGTGACAGCGTGTGCCATCTCATGTAGTATCACGTGTGGATTGAAACCAGTGTCTGCGTCTAGTTTTATTGTGTTTGTTTTGGGGTCAAACAAACCTGATACAGGGATCGCACCCTCATCGGTCAAGTTGTTCACTATTTCTACTTTTGTCGTGCCTACCTTCTGTGCCAACTTGCCTGCAACTTGTGCTGTTTCTTTATTTAAAGAAGTTGCTTGTAGTCCTTCCAACGCAGATTTTAAATCACCTGCCCTCAAAGAATTTTTAATTATAGGATGCAGTGGTAATGATAATCCCTCTGTAGCATCCGCTTTTAAATATTTATCTACTATTATAACTTCGGAATCAGCTATAGCCGCTATCTCTTCATCAGTTATTTTATAATCAGCATCAGCTTTTATTATCTCATCTGCTGTAGCCATATAATCTTCAAAAGTTTGTTTTTTATCTTTTATATTATTTCTAACTTCATCAAACTGCTCTGCCTCTGCTTTTTGATTTGCTTTTAATTTTTTGTCTGTATCAATCTCACCCCATTTACCACCAGCGGCATTACGTCTAAGTTCTCTTTGTTTTATGTAATCAGAACGCTCTATAGCTATTAGTTTTGTAATCGCATCATTTGCTTTTTTAGATAAGTTCTCTCTTGACCAATCTAATATTTCTTTAGCTCTATTCTGACCAGTTTTATCAAAATATTTTTTTAACTCAGGTGTTTTTATTTCTCCTGTCTTGTAAAACCCTTTGTTAAATATAGAATCATGTGCGACAAGGACAAATACGTCAGATGTTCTACTTACGTTTTCTGCATACCTATTAAATGCTCTACCTGCTTTTATATCTAAAGACTCTCTTGTCTGCTGTTTTCCTTTGCCTTTTTCTATTATTTCTTGCAGTTTTTGTAAATCAGACTCTTCAAATATGTTTCCATCATTATTTAAATCAATACCAGTACGAGAATCATAATCAGAAAGAGGTTTACGTAAGTTCTTTACATATTCTGTAAGAAGCCCCTCCCTCGTCTTAACTTCTTTTTTCTTTAGTACATTCTTACGTTTACCTGTTTTCTCATCTGTTTCTATAATTACATCGTAAGTTTGCACCCCTTCGTTTATGGCTTTACTGAGCTGTGACTCTATTCTTTGTTTCTTTGGGCTTTTTTGTAATTTTTTAAATGCTTTTTCGCCATAGATTTGTTTGGTTTTTGTATCTTCTACAACAACTTTTTTAGGTGTTTCTTTTGGTTTTACTAACGGCTCTTTTTTTGGTTTAATCTTTGTTCTAGTTTTTTTACCTAGAGCTTTACCTATACCCTCTACTGTTGCGTCATCTTTCAGCTTCTGGCGGGCCCCTTTACGTCTAGTATCACCTGTTAACTTCTTTACACCCTTTTCTCTGTCAGCTACAAACGCCTCCATGCGTTGAAGTGCATTGTCCGCAGTTGTAACATCTTTATTATTTACAGCCGTATCTAGTTCTCTAGTTATTACACTATATTTACCTCTATCATTCCCTTGTTGCACCTTGGTTAGTCTGGTGCTTAAATCGTTTCTTTTCTGTCTTATCTCATTAAATTTTTCTTTTGTTAACTCCTTATCAGGTGTTACTTCAGTTGTAACTTTATCCACAGGCGTTAATGTATCCTGTTGTTCTCCTTCTCTTCTTCCAACTCTAGTAGTATCTCGTTGGCTAACATCCAATCCTGCGGGTGTAAGTGTTGCAAATCCTTCGGGGCTTCTAGTAGTATCGTCAGGTCTTGTTTCTGCCACGTCTTGTACAGCACCTTCAGTGCCTCTTCTAGCTGCGGTTTCGTCAAGTTTTTCAATCTGTAGGTCATCTGTTTCAACCTTTCTAGTTTCAGGTAGCACCGAGCCTTTTCTTTTTTTGTCAACGTCTGGTATTTCAGTTCTTTGTAATCTTGTGCCTTTTTCAACATCTATACCTTTATAGATATCATCTGTTTTTATTTGTTGATAATCTTTAGCTTCTGCTGGTATAGGTCGCCCATCTCTTACAGCATCAGTGGCTAATTTTATTACAGCTTTCTCTTGTGCATTTATAGCTGTGTCAGCTATACCTGCGTCCCCAAGAGCTTTTGAAAAACGTTTTTCTGTATTTGTTCTACTAGCAGTGTCAAGATTTTCTAATATAGGTCTAAGAATATCACCACGTTTTATCTCTGTAGTTCTTTTTTGTTCTGCATCTAATGTCTTAGTGATATCTTTTAGTTGTGCTTCTTTGGCTTGTTCTAGTTTCTTTTCTGCTTCTACCCTAGCAGTTTCTTCATCTTTAGCTATTAAATCTCTTATTTCTTTTGTCTCGTCTACATCTATTAGACCTTTTAACTGTGCGTCTTCAAGCTCATCTATTAGATCTCGTTGTACGGGGGCATCATCTACTTTTGGTTTAGCTGTTTCTGTTGTTTCGCCTTCTTCTGGTACTAATATAAAATTAGGTTCTTGTCTTGCTAATCCTAAGTCTAACCCTTCAAACAATTCACCTTGATCTTGACCCTCTTCTAGTTTTGGCCCAGGTCTTCTATCTTCTAAAAGTTTTCTTCCTTGTTCTTCTAACTCTGTTTCAGCGTCTAATGCACTTATTGTTTGATCGCCTCTTTGATCTGTTAGTTGTAGTATTTCAGTATTACCATCAGCGTTTGTTCTTTTTCTAAACTTTGGTGCTATCATGTCTCCTACAGCTTGCACAAAACCACCAACACCAGCACCATAACCACCTTGTTCTAGTGCATCATCCATCAATCCTTTTTCAGGGTTGTATATACCTTTTTCAATAGCATTTTGAAGAAACGCTGCAGTAAATTCTTGAGTACCTTCTACTCCTGCTTCTTTAGCTATACGTTTTGCTCTACTAAAAAAATCATCTGCTACATCATCACCAACAGATTTTTTAAATGCTTTTATTATTCTAAGTGGAGATATAAGTTCTGTTGCACCGACTGCACCACCTAATAAAGAAGCTATACCTCTTTCGCCCTCTGTAGCATCTCCTGCACGAGCACGTTCACTAGCCTCACCAGCACCTGCTGACACAGCCAATCCAGCAGCAAGAGGCAATCCTAAAACAGGAACTAATGCTGTTGCACCAATACCAAGAAAAGAACCTAAAGCCTCACCAAATTTACGACCAAATATTTCTTCTTGGCCTTTTTCTGCTGCGAAAAATTCTCTTACAGGATCAGTTGCACTTAATATACCCTCTCGTGCTGCCGTCTCTGTATCTTCACCAAAAGGAGTTACTGCACCTAATGCTGCTGATTCTCCAAGGCCCACTGCACCACCAAAGATACCTTTAATAAATTCTTGACCTTGGTCAATTATATCAGCTTCTTCAGGTTCTTCTTCTATAGGTTTATCTAAGAGATCTTGTAGCTCTGCTTCACCTTCTTCTCGCAGTCTGTCAGCCTCACTTGATAAAGAACCAGCACGAAGTTCTTTGTAAGCGTTAGCTACAGTTTCAAATTCTGGTGTGCCTTGCTTATCTTGGTTAGCAATAATCCACTCACCAATTTGCTCAATGGTAGCCATTTTACTTTATACCTAGTATTTTATCTACTTCGTCCATATTAGTAGTGCCGCCTCCACCACTTATATCTTTTTCTAAATCTTTTATAATACCGTTAGTAACGGCTTGTAGAGATGCTGTATCTGACTTAATAAATGCGTTCATTTGATCTATAAGTTCTTTAGCTCTTTTTTCGCCTGCGGCTCCACCTGGGTTTAGTTTAGCGTCTTCTGCCGCTTTTAGATATACTTTTTGATATTTAGATTTTAAGTCGGCTATGATTTTTTGTGTGCCAGTAAACAATGTTGTTCTAAAATTTCTTAAACTTGTAGCACTCTTTATCTTATTTGCTTCTGCTAACAATGCATTCTTTTGTCTACCTAAATCTGCTTGTAAGTTAGCTATTTCAACTTTAACTTCTCTATCTGCAGCCTGAGACATTAACTTTGCATGGGCTATATTAGCTCTTTGTTTAAAGGTTGCATTATCTACATCCTGCTTATAGAACATTTCTGCATCTTTACTAACTGCATTTAACACAGTCGCATCAAGTTTAGCTTTTGCTGTTCTCGTTGCAGCATTTTCTCTAGCCGCAGTGTCACCACGCTTTTCACCTATATCAAAAGCGGTTTTAGTTATCTCAAAAGTTTTACTTAGGATATCTGCTTTATCTTTGCCTATTTCTTTAATTAAATCTTTTTTATCGCCAAAAAGATCTTGGAAACCTTTTACTTTAAATCTTTCTTGTGCTTTTTCTTCTGCTAGAGATGCCCTTGTTACACCTCCTAGTGTGGTTCCAAAAGTAGCTCCACCTGCTCCACCTGCAAGAGCAGCTCTTAACCTACGATCACGTAACACATCAGGATCTTGCATACCTTCATAAAACTTTTCTTTTCCTGCTAGTAATTTTTCTAAATCGCTTTGTTTTGTTTTTTGTATTGATTCTAACCCAGGGATTATATCTTTAGTAGCATCTGTAAAATCGTCTCTACCCTTTTTTCTTATTGCATCTACATCTTTTATTTTATATGTATCATCTGTTTCTTTTAGTTTTTTAACTTCTTTTCTTAGAGATTCTAAAGGAGATTTATATTTTACTGAAGAAGCATCTATAGCCGTTATACCTGACTTAGGTGCGGTTAACTTATCGTCTTTTGGTTCCTCTCCTGTTCCTAATGTTCCATAACCATAGTCCATAACAAATTCAGGAAGAGGTTTTTTTGGTATATTACCTACTCCTATAGCCATAGGATCTACACTTGTGTTAACTTCGGGGCCACCCATCTGACTAGCTATATCCGCTATGTTTCTTTGTGCTAATTTCCCTAAAGGCGTATCTTTTTGAAATCTATTTAATACATTAGACCCAGGAATTAGTGGTATCGTATCACCTTTTGACGCTCCCATGCCAAGACCCATAACTTGATCGTCATATGCTTGATCTGCTATTAATTTATCACCTAATACTTTTTGCATACCTTCGGGTTGAGCTTTTGGTTCTCTTAGTTTTGCTATAGCAGCTCGTTTTTCTTCTGGCCCTAAATTTTTATCCGCCATTATCTCAGCGATTTTTTCTTGTATTAGTTTATCTAAAACACTACCCCCAGGCTGAAACCCTACAATGCCACCATCTGCCATTGTTTTCATATTAGGTGCAGGTCTACCTGTTATACCTTGAGCCATAGCTTTTTTAAGATTACCTTGCTCTTTAGCTTTTTTAAGAGCCATTATACCACTAGTCTGGTCAATAAGCTCTTTTTTAGTCATATCTAACACTTCTTTTTCTCTTTGTGCTTTAATAGTGTTAGGGTTGTTTTGCATTTTCATTTGCATATCACGGGCAGCGGCTTCTTTCTCACTTTTTAATTTTTGTAAAGCGAGTAAATCTATAAGTTGTTGACCTTTTTGGAATTTTTGCATTAATGCGTTAGGGTTATCTCGAAACGCATTTATTCTAGTTTGTACTTCGTTATCCATTATTGCCATGTTATTACCCTACTATAAATTCATCTTCTGTAGTATCATCTTTTGTAGTATCATCTGTTTTTAATACTTCATTTACATCTTCTGATATATCTTCAACATCTGACTCTGGTGTGGTTAAACCAAGTAACGCACCTAAATCAAAGCCACTACCATCTGCACCAGTACCAAATAGACTATTATATAAAGTCATTATACCACTTGTACCACCTAATAACTCTGATAATGCACTTGGTTGTGCATATGTATATTGTTGTGCAGCAAGCGGTAGTCCCTGCAATAAAGATTGCATATATTGTATTTGTTTATATGGATAATCTCTTTCTTCTTCAAACTGTGTTTTATCTGCTGCAATACCCTCTGCATCTATAGCTCTTTGTATATCACCAGCTTTTAGTTGTGCACCCAAGGCTGTTAATCCAAATTCATTTAAAGCATCTTGAGCAGTTTGTTCTCTACCTTGTTCTACGTTAAACTGCCCCATAGCTTTATCAAAAGCATCTCTATATCCTGCTCCTGTGATACCTGCTAATCTATCTAGTAAACCACGAGCTCCTTCTGCTTCCATGACAGCCTGTCGTGAACCACCAAAAGCTCCTGCTCTTGTTAATCTACCTGCATCCTCGATACGTTGTATGTTAGCTTGTCTTTTAGCTTCATCTATCTGTGGCTGTAATGCTGCCATTATGTAAGGATTCATAAACTTTGCAGCTACACCCTCATCAGTAAAACTCCCAGGGGTGAATCCCCCCATATCATCGGTGGGCACAGTCAAATTAGCAAGTCCTGTAAACGCATCAGTTTGTAAATCGGATTCACCTGCTGTTAGAGGGCCTGTGTACGCCTCATAAGGCATGTCTGCCAAAGCCTCACCTTTACCAAGCATATCTGTTACGTAAGGGCCTACGTAATTTGATAGGGAGGATTCTGTGCCCGTTTGTTGACCTACTAACTTAGCCCCTGGATCTGGGGTTGTTTGGTTAGCTATTGTGGTATCTGGTGTTGTTTCAGTCATGTTAGCCTCTCATAGTTGGCATCATTCTATTAGGATTTATAGCAGGAGCTTGTCTTGTAGTTCCTGTTCTAGCTTTTCTAACCCTGTCCATCATTGCATATAAATTTTTTGCTCCTGCATCAGAGTTGCCATTACCTAACCCACTGACGACATCTGCAGGTATTACAAACTCTCCATCACTTAAAGCAGCAGGTTGTGTATTTCCTATCATAGCAGGCACTTTATCTGCCATACCATCAGTAGCACCACCTAAATACATACCTCGATTTAAACGTGCTATACCACCTCTTGCCAATCCAAAATTTGCTCTTTCTTCTTCTGTTAACAAACTCTCTGCTGTTGGCACAGTAGGTATTGGTTGTGTAGCCGCAGGTGTTGTCTGTGCAATTTGTTCTGCCTGTGCAAGTTGATCCGCCTGTGCAAGAATTGAGTTAGCTGCATCTGCCTCTCTTTTAGCTCTTAATGCAGCCAGTCCCTCTCCTTGTCTATTTTGTTGTGCTAAATTAGCTAGATTCATAGCCTGTAATCCAGCAGCTTGGCTACTTGTGTCTTGAGTGCCACGCTCTCCACCGCTAAATGCAACATCTGTAAAATAACGCTGTCCACCACTCCCAGGCCGTCTTTCAGGGTCATATGTCCCAGGGACTCTTGTTCTTGTAGCAGTATAATCTGGTATTTTACCTTGATACCCTAATTTTTCTGTTTGAGGGCCACCAAATAATTTACCTAAATACGTGTCAGCACCTATTACACCTGTGTCTGCAAGTACCTTTCCAAGTGCCCCTATACCACCAGCAACTTTACCAAAATCTACACTACCATCACTTTTTTTAAAAACATCTCCCACATCAGAAATTAGCCCATCATCAGTGTCGGTTAGGTAGTTAAACGCATCTGAACCGAAATTCATTATATCATCAAAAATATCAGCCATTAATCGTCCCCAATAAGTTTTAATAATGTATCATTTAAATTACTAACTTGTCCACCTCTATTGTAAGGTGTTTGATAAAAAGCCTCTTGACCTGCATCACGAAATATACTTTCAAACTGGTAAGGTGCTCCTATTTTAGCTAATTCCACTGGTTTTAAAGGCGTGAGTTGTTGTGGTTGTAGCCCTTGATACAACTGTTTTGCTAAGTCCATTTGCTGTCCTCTTTTTGCTGCTACGGCTCTTCTTCTAGCTTCATCTTCTACTTCTTGTTCATATTGTTGCATAAAATCAGTTTGTTTATCAGATATAGTAGATAATTGATCTAATAATTGTTGATTAGCATCTTGTGTTGTAGCAAATAATCCTGTGGCTTGATCTGTATCTGTGGCAGGTTTGCCTAATATATCTGCAACATCAGTTATATTTTGTCCTTGTGTACCAAGAGCGTCTGATAAAATATCTAGTTGATCTTGTATTTCAGATCCTTTTCTTACATCTTCTATTTCTGCAAAAATACCTGTAGCAGGATCAGTATCCGTAGCAGGACTACCAATCATATTTTTTAATACGTTAAATCTAGCTTCTGGTAATGCTTCTTCTACCTTACCACCAAGCAAAGTTTGATCGTATTGACCCATAAGTTTTCTTGCATCTTCAGGTAAAACGTCTGAAAGACCTGCATTTTTAAATGCCTCAAATGCCTCTGTTTCCGTTACTAATTTAGGGTCTACATACTCACCTACGGACACTCTTTGTTTTACTTCTTCTGTTTGACCAACAAAATTATTTATTTCATCATCTGTAGCAGTGTAACCTAAAGCATCAAAATAAGATTTAGCCTCATCAAATGAGGTCATGCGTGGATCTACATACTCACCAATAGCTTTAGCTTGTTCTGTTTCTGCTATTTGTGCTGTAAATTGTGCAACTTCTTCGTCTGTAGGTGTGTACCCTAAATCTGTAAGATATTTACGAGATTCTTCTTTTGTTACGGCTGTAGGATCTAAATCTTTCCTAGCCTGTTCTAATAATGTAGACTCATCTTTTTGCCCTACATATTGATTTATCTGCTCATCTGTAAGGGTAACGCCCTCTGATGCAGCTATATTTTGTATTTCTTGTTTATCAACAAATCTAGGGTCTATATAAGCATCAAAATCAGTGTTAAATTGCTCACTTGATGATTTACCTACAAATCTGTCAACTTCAGATTGTTCAGGTTTATAATCGCCAAATTCTCTATATTTATCATATACTTCTTCTGAACCTATATACGCATCGTCATAATACGTATTCATTATGTTTGACGTTATATTACTGTCTATGCCTAAATCTGTTAAATTTTGCTCTAAAACAGACATATTTTCTGTTGTTTTATCTGTATTTCCTATGACACTACTAACTTCAGGATTAAAATTAGCTATGGCACTAGATACAAAATCTCCAGTTGTAATAACATTTAACTTATTTTCTACTGCATTATAACCCTCTACAGTGCCGTATATGGTAGCAGACGTACCACCACCAGAAATCATGCCTAATACAGTATTTGCTGTTACATTACCGATTGTATCTCTTTCAGGGTCTATTTGTACTAATTTGCTTTCTGACCATGCTTTAGGTAATCCCTCTTCAAAACCTTCTTGTACAGTTTCTTTGCCTATTACTTCAAATGCTTCTGATATATTGCCTTTTTTCTTGCCACCAAATATAGCCTTCTCAAAATCATTACCTTTTAATACTTTACCTGTAGCTAAAGTTGTTATAGCAGATATAGTCCCTGCTTCTTTTGCTAAATCAAACGCATATTCTGTTGCTTGTTCTTCATTCATGCCTGATTTTATAGCTGTTCTGTAGGCTTCATCAAAAGTTTCTACTGCTGTACCACCAAAACCTTCTGCCATACTTGCAGTAACAGATGTGCCAACACCAACTTTCATAGCTATGTTTTTAGCGTAAGCCTCGCCACCTTCCATTAAGACCTTTTTAGCAACATTGGCTGTTCCGCCACTTAATAATAACAAAGGCACTTCTTGTATAACTTCTTTTGCTATGTATTCTGCTGCAAAAGTTAGTGGTGCTTCAGATGCACCTCCATATATAGCTTTTGTGGTCTCCCATGCTCTTTCAAACCAAGGTGCATTAGGGTCTATATTTTCTCTTAACGCAGTTATTGTATCTTGTATTTTTTCTACATTATTTTTATATTCTTCTGTTTTAACATCATCACCTAGTTTTATTAGATTTCTAGCAAATTGACCTACGGCTGTAGTTTCAGGATTTACATTTGCTAATACTAATAAACCATTAAAACTTTGTATAAGTTCTCCACCTGCACTTAATACAACACCTGCTGTGTCTTTTAAAAAGTCTGGTGCATCTTCTGTTTTTGCATATTCATATGCTTGTTGTATAAATGCCCATGTAGTGCTACCTAGACCAGCCTCTAAAAATTTTTTTGAGTCTTCATCTTGTATTTCTGCATATGTTTTTATACCTGCTTCAGTATTTGTTTCTAGTAATGTATCGGCTGTTAATAAAGGTAGTTGTTCTACTTTCATAAGCACATTACCATCTAAATCTTGCACCTCATACCCGTCTTTTATGGCTACATTCTGTACTATTTTATTTTCTTTAGGATCAAAATAAGGACTTGAATTACCTGCAGTTAATATTGCGTAACTAAGACCCCCATCTTCATTTGTAACAACTTTTGCATTGTTACTAACAATATCAGCATCGGTTACTCCGCTTTTATCTATGTCATCATTTTCATATTTAGACAAAGCATGATGAACCGAACTAACAAATTTTTGATTACCTATATATTGATCTATTTCAGCGTCTGTTTTTCCTTGTTGTTTTAACACATCCATAACAAGATCTTGACTTCTTAAATAATCTTGAGCTATTTGTTCTGCATAATTAGTAACATCTGCATTTTTAAACGCTGTAAGATTATTTTCATATTGTTCTGTTGCTATTTTCTCGACCTGTGCAACTGCGTTCTTACGTTGTTCTTTAGTTAAGTGAGTTAAATTTAAGTTTGCAGCATTTAGAGCTTTATTTAAAAAATTTTCTTTTTCTAATGTAAATGCTTTGTTGTATTCTTCTTCGTTTGTAACAAAATACTTATCTTTACCCTCTGTAAGCCAGTGATAATGTGCATCAAATTCTTCTCCTGCAGCCGCTGCATCATCATCTAACCCATTGTATTTTATATATTCATCAGGCACAAAAGCATCGTCTGTCAATGCTCTAACAATACCTTTATCTACACTTTGTTGCACAGGTACTAAAGCGTCATCTAGTTGTTCACCACTCGATACTAAAGTATCTTTTAATACGTTATATTCATCACGAAATGTATTTACACTATTTAAAGCTGCTTCAGACTCAGCTTTATATTTATCTAATAAAGGTTTAAAGTTATCTGCATAATCTTTATCTAACGCTGTGGTATACTCATTATATTCTTTAATAGCAGCATTTAAGTTATCTGCATTGCCTTGAGATGGATCACCCTCAAAAGTTGCTCTTAAAGAATCTACCTTACTTTTTAGCTGGTCACGAGTTTCAAACCTAGGAGTCATTTCATCAGCCACAGCGTTATAATTAGCCGCTGCAGTCTCGTAATCGGCCACAGCATCGTCTATCTGACCTACTTTATTTTCTAACGCTTCGTAGTCACCAGAAACTTTATCTATGGTGTTCCGTACATTTTTATCTATAGATTTATTTAATTCTTCAGAACCATATTTTAGAATAGATTTCATTAAAGCTGGTGTTACATCTTTACCAGTAAATGCTGCAGTTGTTGTGTTAACTATAGCATTAGTTATAGCTGCCATCTGCCCGTCAGTATATTTCCTAGAAGCCTTGTCTCCAAACTCATCAAAATAATAACTATCAGGATCAAGCTGTTGATGCACTAAATCTGCTGTAACAGTTCCTCTAACTATAGCACTAGTGATTAACTCTGGAGTGACTTCTCCTCCTGAAAGAGTAGCCGTCAAAGTATCAGATATAACATTCTTTGCTGCTTGTGGTAAATCTTTATACGCTGAGTTTTCTTCTAACTGACCTAAAGATGCACTTATACCTCCAGATATACCACCTTTTGCAAAAGCCTCTACAGGATCTTGTCCGTATACTATGGCTTGAGTGGCTCTTTGACTACCTGTTCCTATAACTGCTCGTGCTACAGCTTGTTGCCCTGCTGATGCACCTGCTTCTGCTGCTGATGCTGCTGCTTCTGATCCAGCATAAGTCCCTACTTTTGCTCCAACCTGTTGTGCTACATATGCTTTTGCTGTAGCTTCTAGTATATCACCTATGTCACCACCTTCCATAGCAACATCTGCACCTTCTATAAGAGGTATAGCCCAAGGTGCATAAACTGCGGCTGTTATAGTAGCTATGGTTTTTACAGGATCGTCTAAAGCTGCATCGACAACATTTTCTACAACATCGACAACAGGGTTAATTATGTCATCAACAAAAAAATCAGCAACGTCAGCTACATATTCTGGAACGTCATCAACAACAAAATCTTTAGCGTCATCAAATATTTCTATAACATCGTGCACTATGCCATACCCTTTAATGAGTCTTCACCTATCCTAGCAAACAAATAAGTTCTATCTCTATGAAATTTTGCAAATATTTCGGTATCTGTGTTTATTAATTTTCTTTTTATAATTTCATGCACTGGTCTAGCTGATTTACTAAGACCAGTAGAGTATCTATTTATCCCTTTATCTTGTAAATAAGCAAGATATTTTATAGAATTATTTACAAAATTTCTGCCTGTGTCTGAATTATAAACATACCCTGACATAGCTTTACTGGCTTTACCTTTTCCTCTATGTCCTATAAACACAGTATTACCAATTTGCGTAACATCTGCGTCATCCATACTAGACTCTCTAGCCACAGCTAGTAATTGAGCTTGTAAAGGAGTTTTTCTACCTGAAGTTTCTTCCATTGCCATAGCTAATCGGTTAGCAATAACTGTAGAAGTATCTAATAATTGTGTATTACTATCAACAACTGGCATCAACTAATCTCCAATATACTAGCAACAACATGTAATCTGTTAGCTGTAGCAGCCGTAACTTTTAGTATCTCTCCAGTTTCTACAACTAAGGGGGCTGTTAATAATTCTGCTGTAGCATTTGCACTAATAGATTTTGTTTTAAATAAACTAAAAGTAGCAGGAGATGACTCTGCATCAGTTATAGTAACAGTTATGGTGTCAGCGTTTCCTGAATCCTCTGATACTAATATAGATTTAACAATAGCTGTAGTTAGTGCAGGTGCAGTGTATAACGTTGTTTCACTTGTGCCTGTAAGATCTTTCTTTGCATTTACATATTTATTAGGCATTAGCTTAAAAACCAAGATGTAGCTTCGGCTCTGTCAGATATACTGGCGTTCCTTAAAGCTGTGTCTACTTGTAAAAAATACAAACGCAATACGTTATTTAATTGTATAAACGCTTGTTGTTCATAATCGTCTGGTGGATAAGGTAATGCAGGTGTTTTAAACCCTATACCATATCTCGTAATATCTACCATTATCGTCTCCCATCTGGTCGCATATCTAATCTAGGTGAACCTAATTGCCATGTGACCCCCTCTGCACTCGATTCTATACGCATAGACATTTGTCTAGCACGTATTCTAATATGTAATTGTTCTGTATATTTTTCTATGTCTGCAGCAGATGTCCTTGTTATTGTTGCATTATTTGACCCGCCCTCTGATGTAACTGTTTTATGTCCAGAACCAGAACTTGTTAATGGGTTTAAAGTCATGGTGACCACAGGACTATCTGCGGTAGAACCATCAAAAGTTATATCAGGTATTATTTTATTAACAAACGAGAATTGATGCCCGTCATTTAAATCAAATTCTGCAGATACTATATGTGCAGCTATAGCTGCTGTTGTAGCTGTTTCTTTATCATCCACACCTAACTCATGATTTACTAACACGTTATTATATGTCGCTGCTAAAGGATTTTTTCTTAATCCAGAATCTAACCACGCTGTTCTACCCAATGAACCATAATACCAAGTTTTTTCCATATAATTATAAATAACATATCTATCTATGTCATTAGAGTTGCTGGTGCAATAATACCACCATATTTCGTGAAAAGACTCGTTAGTGCCAGAGTGCACTTGATCGTATTGTAATATATTAAAATCGTTAAATACATACTTTCTTACGTCACATTTTAATGGTTGCACTCTACCATCATATAAATAAAATTTATCAACGCCCATCCAGTAAGCTATGCCGTTTGCGTAAGACACAGATAATTGAGAAGATATAGATATGTTTTCACCAACTAATGTAGCTGTCCACACGGCAGGTGCACCAACGTATTGCAGAGAGTATAAAGAAGAATCTGTCCATACAAGCACCTCTTGTCGGGCTTGAGAGGCTGCAACTATTTTAGTACCACGAGATAATCTTAAACTACCTGCTTGATTTTCTATAGAAGGTGACCAGTTTGTTGCATCTTCTTGGTCAGACCACCTAATGAGAGTAGGATCAAGAATACCACTTCCTATAGGGTTTGTACCCATGCAAAACACAAAACGACTTATATCTGATACTAATATTATGTTTTGTAGCAAGGGTACATCTGATGCACCAGACAAACTAGATAACTCCACAGCTCTGGTGGTAACGCCATTTGTAGCATCCCAAAAATATATACTACCTCCGTTTGGCCCAAATATTAAATGTTCACCGAAATGAGAATGACTCCATATACGCACTTCGTTTACGGAGGATTCACCAACACCCCAAGCACCAGCACCCCAACCACCAGCACCCCAACCTGTAAGAGGTATGGCAAAAGCAGAACCGACATTCACTTGATATGCCGCTGACACAGATCCACCCCCTGTGGCAGAAGATGAAGCAGCAGAAGACACTGTTATATTGTAAGTTGTGGCAGATACTATATCTATTTGAAACTCGCCAGTTATAGTTAAACCACCAACCGCACTACTACCACTAAATGTTACAAAATCCTCGTCAATAAACCCACCATTTGTATCTGTGACTAATACAGTTGTTGATCCAGATGTAGTGGTAAATGGATTAGTTAATGATTGAGTTGCACGTAAAGGTGTAACATCATTAAAATTACCACCTAACTCTATGTAATATTTTAAATTAGTGCCTACACCTACAAAGTTTTGACCCCCTAGACTTACCCAGTTATGTAAAGCTCTACATGTACCCAGAAACGTGTTTTCACCTATTCGTTCCCAACCACCTATTTTTTCAGGTGTACCCTGTCTAAAACGTATTTTATCACCATCATACCAACCACCTTCGTTAGTATATCTAGTGCCCTCTCGGTTTATACCACCTTTTAATAATACTTTTTGTAAAGGCATTATGTAACAGCCTCCATTCTTTTTACTAGTCTATCCGCTCTATTTGGCACTTGTCTTGCCCAAAGCGAATCTTTCATTTGTACAGATGCCTCTGTCCAATCTCCATTATCTATAGCTTTTTTCATTTTGTGAAAACGAGATAAACGAGGTCTACCCATATTAAACAACATGTTAGCTATAATTCTTTGTACTTCTTCTGGTAAATCATCAAAGTTATTATAGAGAAGTTTACATTCATCTATTGTTGTTTCTAAATCTTCTGCAAATAATATATCAACTCTTTCTACAGATACTGGATCACCTACCTCTAATTTGTTTTCTGGGTCTGTAGCTCTACACAAGTGACCCACACCACAAGTTTTGTAGCCGAGGTGGTCTAAATACACTTCATAAATGACACCCTCATCATTTTTAATTTCTTCTTTTAATTTATCTAAGTCCATCTTTTACCTGCTTTTGTCTTAAAGATTGTACGTGTTTATAGTAAAAATAATTACCGATCTTATTAAAAAGTTTAGCTAATCGCAACCAAGTCCACATCATTTTTTTCTAGCCTTTCTTATGGCTTCTTTACCTCTTTTAAATATACTAGCCACTTTATTCTTACCCATCACTTTTGCTCTCTGTTCACCGACTGTAAGTATCTGTATCTTTCTCGCAAAAGGTTTACTGACTCTCTTAACTTTTGCAACCGTAGCTCTTGCGTCTGCTTCTGTAGCGAACTTAATACCAACGGTGTCTTTTGGGTTCTCATCTGTGTATAATCGTCTCCCAGAACCCTTTGGTTTTTTACCTGTTCCTACTTTAGGGTCTCTTTTTTTTGCCATTATATTTTCTTTACTTTTCTTTTTCGCTTTGCCAAAGCAAATTGTTTTTTAGTAGGAGCACCCTTTGTGCCTGGTTTTCGCATCTTTTCTCCACTACCAGCTTTTATTCTTTTTCTTTTTGCTTGTATGTTTCTGTATAAACTCATTTTAATCTCTTTTTCTTACCATTTTTTAAAACGCTAGTTAACGTTTTA